TTTGCCCATACGCTTTAACTCTTCGGCGTGTACTTTATCCCAGTAAGCCTCGGCTAGTGCATCTACATTATCTACAAGTTTAGGGTCTCCAACTTGAACTTGAACTTCACGCATAAAATCAGCAATAGCATCTGCTTTAAGGGTAAAGTTTCTAGTTGTAGTACTCTGACTTTGCCTGCCAGGAATAGGTGTTCTTGAGGTAATCCAAGAATTAACATCATAAAATCCACTAGGATTTAATCTACCGCTCTTAACATTTTCTACACCAGTGGAAAAGTTATCTGCACCAATTTCACTAAGTGCTCGGCGTAAAGCAAATACAAACTCACTATCTTTATCAGTTACTGGACCACCACGTAATGATGTCTGAAAAGCCGTATTACTACGATAGTAATTTTGAAGTTGAGTTTTCCAGTATGTAATACTGTCTGGATTTCTTTGTATCTGTGTTATTACTTGCTGTAGTATTTCTTCACGAGCAACAACAATAAAACCTTTGCCTTGTGGGTCTGGCAAAATAACTACTGGAGTAGGCTTACCTTCACCATACTTTTCTAGAACTGCAGTAACATAAGGAGTTTGACCTACAGTTGCATCGCCCTCTTGTATATTAAAAGAACCATCAGTAAATGATGTCCAGTCATTTCTAACTGCACCACTTTGTTGCCTTACATCAGACTCTATATTCTCGGTATCTACTACTTTTGTAGTAGGAGATGATACTGGAGCAGGGGTTTTTGTAGTGCTTACGGATGGCGTAGGTTTAGGTGCTGAAGAAGTGGTTGGAGATGGTTTAGTTCCAGGAGGATTTAACTTGGTCCATTCTTCTACCGCTTTAGTCCACGCGGCATCTGACTTATAATCTTTACGTTGTGGTCTAGGACCGCCTTTAGTTACTTCTGGTGGCATTAGTCTCCAGGCTTTCTGACTACCCTAAATGGGACATCGTAGACTTTATCTAGTAATGGTTTAATAATGCCAGACCAGGCTTCACCCAATACAGCATTTTGGCTAGCAATACTTTCGTAATCACTATAAATGGCTGATACTTGTTGTTCTAATTCGGTATCACCTAGGTACTGACCGCCGACAATACCACTTTCTGCAACTGTTAATAGTTCGCTAGTAGAACGAACCAACTGCTTAAGTAGTTTCTTTGTAGTAGAAGTAGTACCTTCTGGGAAGTAATTTTCAGTAACAATAGTTCTTAACTCATTAAAGTTAGCCCGTAATTCTTCTGTAGTTTCAAAGTCTCTACGTCCAAATACTTGAGCCAACAAAGGATTACTATTAAGTAAGGCTTCCTGTTGATTCCTAGCATTAGCCTTTACTTCCTCACGGTAATCCACAAAGTTTCTATTTGGATTATCTGGGTCTCCAAGCAATCTTGCTACTTCTCTATCGTATTCATAATACTCAGCAAGTAGTTTGGCTACGCTAGTTCTTTCAATGTATTGCTTAAGCATCTTATTATTCCAGTCAAAAGGATTTTTGTCTGGTGGTATAAGGTCTGCTGCTTCCATATAGTTAATAACTTTAGGGTCATACTCGCCTATATTCGGCGCAAAAACCCAACCTGCGGTAGAAAAATTCTCCAAGAACTTTCTATTTTTAATAGACCAAGTTAATGTTTCTTTTGTGTAATTGACTGCAATTTTAGTTTCCTTCAAGTTCTTAGGTACTTGGAAGATTAACTTACCTGGACGCTGTGCGGCGTGTAGCGATACTGCAGTTGTATATGGGTCTGCAATTGGGAAACCATTCTCTTGATTAAACCTCAAAATTGCCCTAAGAATATCTCCATACTCCTGAGTCAATGTAACTACACCATTAGCCCTAAGATAACTAGGAATATCAGGAGCACCCAACTGCAATGGAGCACCATAAATGGTATTAAAAGCAGCCTTCTGCGCTAAGACATTTGCTGTTTGAATACGCCATTCGTTCAAAAACTTTTGCGCTTTAGATGGGTCGTAAACCCCTTCTTTATTCAAGAAGTCCTCTGGTCGCTTAGCAGTTTCTTCATTATATTGAAGATAAGAAATAGCCTGATAGGCAGCAATGACTCCTTGATTATCCTTATAATCTCCAGTTAAAGCCTTAAAGTAATTAATCAAAGCAGGAGGAACGGTAGCCCTTAATATATTTGTATTGTCGCTTACCTGTCCAAGAAGAATATTATCCAGCGACAAACCAAAATTATATAAATTAGAGGATTCAGTTTTTGTTGCTATTCCTACCAATAAGTCTCTAATACCCGCTACTGGAATAGCCATATTAGGTCCAACAAAAGTATACATACCAGCATCTTCGGAATATGAAGGGTTAAGAAGCGACACCTTCATTGTGTACTGATTCCATTCAGCCTGCTTAAAGAAACCCCAGTTTCCATCTTTAATGCTACGTGCAGTCATAGGAACTGAATACAATGGATTAGAAAGCATTACTATTGCTGGTGCAACATTCTCCCAGAAAACACCATCATTGGGAATAACTACATATTTATTACCGTCTGGGTCATCATAAACAATGCCCGAACCATCTGCTGCGTGTCCTACGTGACCTATTCTGTATGGAACAGAGGTCGGATGGCGTAACATCCAGCGTAAAGTTCTCTTATAAAAGTCTTCAGTAGCACGCATAAAGCGTCCCATTACACGCATATTAAATGCTAATTGAGACTTAAGTTGCGGATTATCCACATATTTAAGAACTGTATCAGCAGCATTGTGCATAGCCTGATTAGCCATCATACCCGCAGCCTGAATAGTTGCGTTTTCAAACGTAGCACCTTCATCCATTAGATGCTTAACTAAAAGTTCTTCATTACCCTGCAACTTGCTACGTTCTTCAAGCATACGCAATCTAAATACATCTGAACGGACAACATCATTTACCTGACGGTCCATCCAACTCCAACCCTTAAGCATTATTTTGTCAATTGCTCCAGGTTGATTTGGGTCTAACGCTGCAATTGCAGGAAAGTCAATATCAGTCTTTATATCTTTGCCTTTGAGTCTGAAATTCTTTGTAGCCTCATCAAACTCTTCTAAGGTTATCTTGCCAATTGCTGTCTTCCATTTAATACTCTTGTCATAGTATTTTTGACGGCGAATTGCTTCAGCAGTACTAAACGGTTCTTTTACCCCAGCCTGCTCACGGGCTATAGTTCTTTGTTCTGCATAATACTGAGACTTGTATGCTTTTTCTTTAGCAGCCCAAACCTTATCTGTAATTAACTTCCAAAGGTCTTCGTTAAATTCCGTACCGCCGTGAAATACATAACGCATTTCTTTTGCTGCATTGACAATAATAATCTTGCTAATTTCTTCTTCTGTCTTTCCAGCAGCCCGAAGAATAGACGCTTGACCAAAATTATCATTTAATTTAGTTGCCAGTTCTGGATTTGGCTTATAAGGATTCCAACCAAAAGATGTCATTGCATAACGAACAAAATTATTTACATCTTTTTCTGTTCTTAAAGCGTTCATACCAAAAAACAATTCAGGTAGGCTAACGCCATATTTCTCATTGGCTCCAAAAAGCATAAAGAAATATTTAAAGTGTGCTAGTACTCTTTCGCTTTCGTTTAGTTGTTCTAACTTAACAAGATATGGCTTAGATAAAACCTTTCTACCGCTCTTTTCCAAAGCAATAGTAAGTTCACTTTTACCATATAACTCCCTGGCAAGACGGGTTCCTAATGCCATAGAGTCACCGTAAGTAGCACCAATAATAGAACCAATCATTGCATCTGCTGCACTATCACCAGTTAGCATATAGTAATCAATCAACCAAGACTTTTCTTGATTACTAAGTTTAGTGCCATACTTCTGAACAGCATCACGAACTAAGACTTCTTCTGGCGGCATACCGAAGTATTCTTCAGCAGTTATAAATTCTTTTTGCTTTACAATCTTGCCAGTATCAGGGTCTCTAAACTCTACTTCTACTTCTTTCATACTGCTAAGTTCTTTACGTTCAGCAGCGCTCTTAAACTTTGCTGGATTCTTACCAACTAAGTTAAGAAATAGTTCTTTTACTGGACCTTGGGCTGAATTATCTGCAGTGATGGCTATATGAATATTAGTTAATTGTCTACCCTTGCCATACAACAAATCCATAAGCATCCGCGGTGAAGACACATTAGCCAAAACTGTGGCTTCGTCAACGGCTGCTTTAATACCCAACTTGGGTATAAGCAACATAAATACAAGACCACGGTTTAGACCTCTTGAAACAGCAGAGTTAGTGCTACCTGAATAATACATATAGCCAAGTTTCTTAACTATATTCTTATAACCCTTGCCGTATTTAAATTCTGCTGCCTTTACTGCACCTTTAAGTCCGCCACCTAGATTGTCGTAAATATCTCTAAGTACCGTATCAAACGGCATAACAGTTATGCCCTCAGTGGTGTGCATAAAAGCGCTAGGACCAGGCGGTAAGACCTCTACATCTTCTACAACTTTAAATACATCTGGAACTTCATCGGTATAATTAGCAATACTTGCACGCTCGGTATTAATATACCTAGACTGCAAAATTCCATCACGCAATGCAGTACCTTGTGGGGTAAATGCAGCACCAGAAGCATCTAAATATAACTTATCTAGGTTATAAAGTATGTTGATGCGGTCAGCCTTGGTTCCCATTTTATATTGCTGGACTACAAATTCTGCTTTAAGTCTGTCGCCTGTAACCAAACGAGCGTAACTTCTTAAAGCGTCTAGGCTTTTATCCACTAATGCATCTGCCCAGAATATTTGAATACGCTCTGCAGGCATACGTGCAAGCAATTCACCAAATGCCCTAGTAATATCTTTTTTAAGATAAGTTTTAGGCTTTGCAAGACTGCTAAGAATTTCTTCATTCTTTGCAATCTGAACCAACATTTCTTCGGGAGTAGCGGCATCAACAAGAACTGGTCTAGAAAGGATTGTTTTTTCTACATCTTCCCAGGTTCTAACCAATTCATCGGGCATAGGTTTAGCACCAATTACAACTTCTCTATCTAAACCTTGAAATACCTTAGCGGCATAACTTCTTAAACCGTTTACAAATCTACGTTGACGATTTTGAAGAGCAACCGCCTCTTCTCTAAACGTTAAAATGTTATTTACTTTACCATTAACAAGATAATTTAGATTTTCTCCGCTTTCAAAAAACCTAAACCAGGTATCCATATCGGTGACTAATACTTCTTCACCATTTTTCTTAACTGTTGTGGTAGTTAACAAACCTAACAATACGTCATCATCATACTCTGGATGGTCAAGGGCTATTTTTAATCTTGCTTGTCCCGCAGCGGTAGCCTTACCAGTGTTCATAGCATTACGATAATTATTTAAATCGTTTAAAAATGACTGGCTTTTCTCAATAAATTGTGCATCTTGAAAAAGGTCTTGTACTTTTTTAATTTTAGCGGCACCATCTACCGCTTTTTGTAATTCTTCTGCTGTTCTAATTGACTTAGAAGCAGCCAAACCGCGTGAACCACCTAAAGTCATATATGTCAATGGGTCAGCAAATAAAGTAATTGCTATATCTAAACCAACAGATGGGTCTCCATAGCCCTTACCAAAAATTTTTTCGGTAACAAATTCGCCATATTTATTACGCTTAACTCCACGCGCACCGCCAAGTGATAAAACAGCAGATGCAAATGTCTCTCTAATTAAATCTCCGTTTGTAGGAGTTTCTTTATACGGAGCAAACTTACCAGCCCAATCTGTAACCTTAGTACCAAGATTAATTTTATGGCGTTTGTATCGGCTTACAATCTGTTCAAATTGTTTAGTTCCACTCATCGCAAAAGCATCAGCCATATCTTGGTCTACTGCGCCGTATTCACGAATAATCTCAAAGATATTCTTGCCGTCTATAAGCCCCCTAGCAAGGGTGCCCGTTGCAACGTTATACTCAGTATCCAGTTGTTGAATAGCCTCTTGGTTCCATTTGTTATAGCCATTCCAACCAGTTGTCCAAAAATCTTTACTAGTTACTTTTTCCATAGCGTTAGAGCCAGCAACTGCATCAGAACCAATCTGACGAACTTTATCTACGGCGTTTACAACATTTAAAGCAGTATTTTCAATAGCACCTATGTACCCCGAAGCGGCTTTTACAAGACTACGAAGCGGGCTTTTGAAAAAAGAACCCAACCAACTATTACTTAAATCTAACGCTTCGGCAATTGCACTCCTGTTAGGAATTGCATATTCAGCCTCTGGATTTAACTTAATAAGTGCAGTCTGAATTTCAGGAGATAGCCGTGCAAAATTATCTTTAGCAATTTTTTGGTCTGGGTCAGTTGACAAAAATGTATTTAAATTAGTTAGTTTGCTAATTCCATCCCAGTAAGCAAGTTCTTCTGGAGTAAATGCTCCAGCGTTTCTTACTTGAATAAGTTCTGGTGAAGTTTCTAAAGTATCTACGTCAATAGATACAGGAATAAATTTATCTCCTGCCATAAGTTATTTATTCAATCTGTTATAGAGAAACTCTGCTACCCCTGTATTGTCATACTTAAGCGCTTTTTCTACGGTAGAAAGCAACGAAACTGGTTGCGAAACAACCGCTGACAAACCAGGTCCCGCACCCCATTGAGAGCCATAAGAAATTGGTTCGTTAGGAAACTGAGAAGGAGCGCCTAATTCCACAATCTCTGGCATTGGCGTAATCTCATCAGCGCCTTGCATAGTAGCACCTGCCTGTTGGTCCATAAATCCACCTTGTCCATAAGTGGTATTTGGATAGCGCATAGGTGCTTGACTAGGACCACCATCTGTTCTTGCAGATAAGGCTCCAGGTCCAGAAACAGGAGCAGGATTATTTGGTCTGCGGTATCCGCCTCTGTTATCGCTAGGTTGCATCATTGACATTAGTCATCGTCCTCATCTTCGTAGTCAGGCTTACGTATTGGGTCATCAACTGGAACTATCCAGTCTGGATAACTCGTCCTATCCATTGCAAATGCCATAGCAGTACCTTGGTCAAATCCAGCACGAACGCAAGCATCATAAACTTCTTTTGCTGCAATTGCCCAAAAATCAATTTTTGTAAGAACAGGCTCTTTAGTAGTTCTTCTGCGCTTTACTTGAGGTTTAGCCTTTTTACGTTGCTTAGGCATACTTACCTCCGTGTTGTAGTTCTGGCGCTAGCGTTGCCCCTACCACTTATTGATAGGTTAGAAAGTAAAGTTTGTAAAGAAGGAACTGCTTCTTCACCTTGAGAAGCGCCTCCTGCCAGCGCAGCGGGAGCAGGGGACGGTTGCTCAACCATTTGAGGTGCACCAGCAGGAGGTAATTCTTCAGGCGCAAATATGTTTTCTACTGCATCTTCAAGCGCTGTTCCCTTTTGACGAGCCTTAATGACTCCAGCCACTTTACGGATTACATCAGATGGGTCAGCACCAGTTGCTGCCATTTGAGGAATTGTCTGTGTATATTGCTGTAAGGAAGCAACAAGTGCCTGACGTAAATCCTCTACTTCAATCTTTTCTTGTTCTTGTGTTACGTTCACACCAAAAGGCAATTCACGTTGTGCTAAATCCTTAGAGATGAGTTTACCACCAAGGGCTTGCAACATAAAAATAAGACCTTGTGCTGGGTTAAGTCCTGCCAACATTCCATATCTAACATCTGCAGAGTAATCATTTTTAATATCTTTGCTTGGTAGATAGTCAATGCTATAAGGAGAACCAGCATCTACTCCCCGAATAGTCTTTGTAAAGTTGAAGAACCGCTCATCAACCTCAAAGCAAAGGCTAATAACATCTCTTAATGCAGAAGCAAAAATAGCCTGCGCTGATTTAACTTGAGTGTCAAATCCACCCATAAGCGCTTGCACGCCCTGTCCCGTGATGATGCTAGCGTCAATGTTTCCAGTACGTCCCTCTGGATAACGAGTTCCCGTCCGCAATTCTTGCTGAAGTAATTGTTGTTCCGTAAATGCTCCAGCAGGAATATTTAAATCAACTCGGCGTACACCTTGTGGCTGAGATGTTCGGATAATTGCATCTGGTCCAACAGCCAAGTCGTTAACATCTTGAGGCACAACAATTGGAGCCTGTACTGATTTCTCTGCTGCTTCCATCGCAAGTAATGCGAACCTATTGCGAAGCAACTGAATACCTAGTACATCGTCAAACTGTCCACGCATCTCGCCATCTAATGATGGTCGTTTTGCAATTACAACCATCATCTTCTTTAGCGGATTGTATGCCTGTGAAAGAATGAGATTGTTTCTTGAAGGAACATACACAACAGATTGTTCCGAATCGTAATATCGGATTATTTCTAATTGTGAATTTAAGTCTTGTTCATAACCTTCTTTTCCAAGAAGAGCCATCTCAAACTCAGGGAAGTTCGCTACTAGTTCCCCTATAGACATATAGTAGCGTTTAGCAAAGGCAATGCAGCGCCCATAGCGGTCAAACTCTGGGTAAGCGCCCACTGGGTTTTCTATGCGTATGCGCGGCAGCCCTGCTTCTTCGTCTAGTTCTACTACGAACGGGACGAAACCAAATGTGATGTACATATCCGAACCTGTGTACATCTGAACCTGTAAATCAGAATGAGCAAAATAATTAGCAGCAATCCTAGTCCTCTTATCAGCAAAAGCCCTAGCGCGGTCAGAAGCCTGATTTGCTGCCGAACAGTTAACGGCTGGTAATGGTGCCATAACTTCGGATAAGTCACGCGCAACAATGTCAATAAAATTTGCCACGACATTAGTGTCTACACCTTCAGGAAAAAAATCTGGATATACAGATGAAATCTCACCTTTGCGAACAGCAAGAACATCCTGTTGCCGTGCGTCACGAGCAGAAGCACGATAACGCAATGATTCTACACGTGCGGTAATTTGGTCTATAGATAACATCTTAGTTAATTAACCTCAGATTCCATTCGTTGTTTCTCTAGTAGTGCTAACTGCATTGCCTGCTTATAACTTGTTATCGCTCCAACAACCGAAGCAATTCCAAATAAACCACCTATTGCTGGATTATTAACTATTGGCGGAAGTGGTCGTTTAACACCCTGACCAACTTTAGAGGAAGTAGCCCGTGCTGCTCTGCGTGCTTCCTCTTCAATAATAATTTTTATAGCCTTGCGTTCTTTAGGAGTAAGTTGTTGATACGCTTTTTTATACAATCTGTCAGCATAGGCTTCAGCCTGTGGTGAAGCAGGACTTGGTTTATTAAGTGTTTCAGCAGGTGGTCTTACTCTTGGGTCAGTCTGTGCTGCTTTAGCCTGGGCTTCCCAATCTTTAATTGCTTCAACTCTTAAACGCTCTGCTTCAGCAGCAGCCGCACGGTCTTGAACCGCTCTGGCTTCAGGAGATAATTTATCAATCCCTTTGTATCTAGACTCTTCAGCAGCAATACCTGCTGCTTTAATTTTTTCTTGAGTTAAATATCCCTTTTCTTCTTTTGTTAAAAAAGTTTCTTCAGGAATTGCTGAAACCCTAACACCTTCGCTAGGTTTAAATGGAACTTTAGATGTAAACTCAACATCAATTCCTAAACCTTTAGCAATTTCCTTTACTTGTCCAGGCGAAAGAAAAATTACTTTACCCTTATATTTAACGGCTCGGTATCCTGTTGATTCAAGTTGTTCTCGGGTTGGAATTGCCTTAGAAAGCATTACCCCAGGTTGTTTGACATCTTTAGATATAGGAGCCTTAGAAAGTTCTTTCCAAAGTAATTCTTTAGCCTGATTAAATGCAATGCCACGTTCTCTAGAAATACGAGCAGCAATCTTATCCAGTTGCTTCGGCGTAAGTTCTTTTCCCTCACGTTTAATATAAAGCGGACGTTTTGTGCTTCGCTTTGATGCTTCATATTCTGCTTCAGCAGTAGTAAGTTTAGGAGAATCAGAAGGTTTTTTTGGTCTCCCAAAAGGCGCTTTAGACATCTCACGAATAACCTCACGGACATCTTTATTAAGACGCGGTACTACCTTCTTGGGATTTTCTGCCATCGTTCCTATCCATAAATTTCTTGCCATTGCGCTGCAAAGGCTTCATCTAAGTTGACGGTCATTCTTTTCTCACGCTGTGCTCTAGTAGCCCAACGATTATTGGCATACCTTTGACTCTGCGCGTTTTGTTGCATAAACTCACGACATCTAATAACAGCAAACCACAACGCCATTACACAGTCAGTCTTGCCTTTAGTATCAGGCTTCCAAGTCAGTAGTTGTTGAACTAAAGCCTTAATCCCCTCAGAGCCTTCAGTGCTTGGTAACTCCAGTATGTTGTCTTTCTGGAATCTTCCATCTCTTGTCGTTCCGAAGAGAGTAGACATTGAAGCGACTCCGAAGTTGGTGTCCCATTTGTTTTTGCCTGTAAAGTGAGAATTAAGCCGTACACCGTATGCAGAGAGCCAGTTTCGTAAGTCTTCGTCAAGTGCGTAGGCTTTTTGATGGGCGTTGATTTCAACTCGGAGTTCTTGCGGACGGTACTTCTGAACAAAAATTTCAATTGCTTCTCGTATCTTTTGTGGTGTTGGTTCTGCCATATTAAGACAATCCAACACATAAATCTTTCCGTCATACCTGTTATAGGTAGCAGCAACAAATGCAGCATTACCAGTCATAGCAGGGTCAAAACCAACCACAGTATAACCTTCAGCATCTTCAGGATGTCCTGCTAGACCTGGCTTTAATGGACCACGCCGCCTCATTCCATTAATAGAACCCTGAACAAGTTCAGCGGGAAAAATGGAATCTTCTGTTACATCCTCTTGCTGATAGACCAAAGCCCACGTAGACGGAGTAACTTCGCCTCTGCGCCTGGCAAGGGTCGGACCGTCCCACTTAGGATATAATCCGTCCTCATCTGGCGTGTCCTCATCGCCATCCCAGGGAACATCCGATTTAGCCCAGAGCGTTTCCCAATCTTTCGGCTTCTCAGCATACCGTAGAACAGCAGGCATACCCATATACGTAAATGGGCTTTTGCCCCCTGACCAATACTTCGGGTCACGGAGTTCTTTATAAAAGTCTGTCGGCGCAATTCTCGTCCCTACTACTAGCAACTTGCCATTCTTGCCAAGACGGGTGATAACTTCTTTCTGTAGCCAGTTAATCTGCTTCTCATACTCGTGAGCATTGGCTGTGGTTATACAGTCATCAAGAATAATCAGGTCGGCACGGGCACCGTAAATCTGACCCCCCATACCGAGTGCCTGGATAGTCGGGTCCTTCTCTGATGAATTACGGGCATCGCTTCCCAAATAAACGGTGTCAACGCGCCAGGTATCGGAATCTTCTTTCCAGCCCCCTTCTGGTCCAAACGTTGTTTGCAACTTTAACCAGCGCGGGTGGGATAACCTTTGTTTGATGGCATACACGAACTCACGTGCTTTGACCAGCGTTTTAGAAACTACGATGATTCTAACATTGGGGTCTAGCGCAATGCGGTAGGTAGAGTAATTCACCGTAATCACGGTGGACTTAGCGTGCTCAGGTGGCACGTTTACAAGAAGGCGGTGTTTATCGCCTGGCTCGTAAATCATATTGGGGTGGAGCCAACTAGGCTCCTTACCCTCTAGTAGGTCTACCCAGTCTTGGTGATGAGGAAATACCCTCTGCTCTAGGAACATCTCAGAAAACTGTGGAAAACTTATATCCTCACGGGCTATGCCCAAGGCGGTCAAAGACCTTTCCTTGGCATCTTCCTTAGCCTGGGCTAAGTCGGCAGCAAACTGCTTATCCCGCAGACACCAGATTCTGATGGTGTCGGGTTGCTTACCCACTTCAGCCATCGCTTTGTGGGGTGCCCAACCCTCAGAGACAAGGGCTACTACTTTAGCCTTTGCGGCTGCCATAGCCTCTGTCCTAGGGTTCTTGGTACCTTTCTGAAAAGTCACAGACCTGTCCCATCTACAATAGTTACAGCCAGTTAGAAACAGATAGTAGATACAGTCTGTACGCAAGGTCCTAAAGACCTTGCTACTGGACGGGACTATAAATAGTCCC